GCAGCAACGGATTGTAAGGCCATCAGAAACCCTCATAGAAAAGATCAGCGCGGGGGCGCGAACCCCCACGCACGAGCGAAAATTAATAAACAACCAACGCGATGCAGGTAAACCCATGCCGCAAACCGCCCAAGAGACGAACCGAGCCAACCGAGGCGCGTGAGCGCAGTGCCCGACCTTCTTTGAGCGAAATAACACGAGTAGCCGAACCCGAAATCTCCAAGCATTCGCCGTGTTTTGGAATATGATGCAAATTCAAGTACCGCCCATGACCTACTTTCCCTGGAATTGTGGTGAGAATTGCCCGTTGCGTTGACATGGAAATCCCTTTCCCTATCTTAAAAGGCGTTTTTTTTGGAATTGTTGAGAAAAACAAAGCGGAAGGCGTAGGCGAGTAGTAAAGGGCGCGAAGCGTTTTGATTTATCAAAATTGAAAACCCTTTACAACTTGCCGCCGACGCTATACTGGTGTCTCAATTCCCAAAACTTTTTTCTTTTTGCTTTTATCTTTTCGTTGCCGAATCTTGTCCAAATTCCCGGAACGGGCGGCACGAGGCGCTTAAAAGTTCCAAGGCGTGCGAATAAACAAACCTGCTGTGCTAATCGAGCCAGCGAGGAGGGCAAGCCGAACCGCCCGACTTGCAACCGGCGCAGCCCCCACAGCGCCTGCGAGATAGCAACCAACACATGCCTGAGGCTTTTATCTTTTGCAGTCTTTCGCTGCCGAATCTTGTCCAAATTCCCGGAACGGGCGGCAACAAAGCGTTTTGCGTTTGAAGTTTGTAACGTGACAAAACAAGATGTTAGGTATAAGCTCAAGATCAGCACATAAAACAAGGTGGTGGGCATTTATGGCCTGGGTTCATTTTTCGGCGGTTTTGTCTACAATAATCCCCTTATTTTCTTCACTGCTGAGAGTCTCCGAAAAATAAAAAACCCCATGAGTATTACTAAGGGTTTTTTCCTACCCATGACACAAGACCCCCGCCATAGCAGGTAATTTCTTTTCACGGCTGTTAGCGAAAATCGACTTGTCGATCAGCGAAGCAGCCGAGGGCAAAAACTGAATTACAAGCGAGGTGGCAAATGAAACGAACATTCTTGATTTTAGCAGCAGCGATTTGTATGTCCGCTATTGTCGATATACCCTCTTGGTTGGTAGATACTAAGTATGTTCAGGCGGCAGGCAATCAAGCGGTAACGGCGCAAATCGAAGAGGGCGGTATAGCCGATATACTCAATTGGTCAAAACTGGCAGAAACCGCCAGCACGTCTGTTGTTCTCCTCGCACTGGTCTGGTTACTTTGGCGGCGACACATCCAACAGCAAACCACAATCGAAAATGCGTTGGCAGACACGCAGGCAAAGTATGATTTGTTAGTACAGACGCTACTGGAGGCACAGTTACAACTTGCCCGACCAGTGCCGCAGATAAGCCAGTCCAACATGAGCGAATTTCTTACGCGAACGGATTAACTGCGCGCGTGGTTTTCTTTTCACCAGGGCAGAGGCGCGAAGCGGGCTGCCCCCCACGCTCGTAAAATAAGAGTGGATGGTGAGTAGAAGGGTCGTTGTTTCGGGGGTGGGGCTAAAGCCAGCCCCCCGGCGCATAAGCGCAAGAGACCAAGTTGTACGTTGGCCGCAGTATCGTGTGGGGTGTTTTGAGTTCCGCGCGGGTTTTTCTGCAACCCCCCCACGAAAACAAGGCCATGAGGGACAATCGCATGATAGATACTATAGCGTGTTTTGTGCAGGTCGATCATATTCCCGATCACCTGTTTGACGGCGGCGCAGTCAGCGTGTTGTTTTCTGAGCGGAAGAAAGTTGTCCGCTTATGGAAGAATCCGAAACAAGGGCAGTATGCGCCCCGTGTAACCTATTGGCGACATGCGCATGGCAATGCAGACGAGAGCTTGCTGGAAGATGAGCAGAGCGAAGAACTACCGGGTTCAGTGGGTGAGGGTCTGCTTAAGCTAGAGTTCTCTGTAGCCAAGTTGGCGGACTGTTCTTTGCTGGCGAATCCGAGCGCCGCGCAGATCGAGGGCGCGTTAGATAAGGCCAGTGAAACAGCGAGGCTGTTTGTAAGCAATGGTTACGATATACGCAGATGGCGCGTGCAGCGTATTGACTACGCCTGGATGTGGGATGTGAATGAGTATCTACCCGCATATATGAGCGTACTGTCACAGCTGCGCATTAGCAATTGGTCGCGGCATCCGTATGACGTGAGCGAGGGTGTTGTCTGGAAGACACAGGGTCAGCGTGGCAGGTGGGTGAAGTTCTATAACAAAGGATTAGAACTTGGCTCAGGGGACAATAACATCCTTCGCTTTGAGGTGAGTAACTATCGTGAGGCGGTGCGCTACATGACAGACAACTGGTTCATGTGCGAGCGCTTGGTGGGTGAGGTGGTAGACCCAGTGCGTGCCGTGTATGTCATGGCCTACTTCTGGGATAGGCTAGGTTTGGGCAGGTCGGACGATTATGGTAGTGAGGCTATACTAGAGCGCAGGCTACGTGATGTCTTTGGTGAGCGTGTAGCCCAGGCGATGTACACGTTGACTATGTATAGGAAGTACGGCACAGCAGCATACCAAGAGCCACTAGAGCTAGTGTCGCGCAGCATGTTCTATCGCTATCGACGCGAGTTGGTCGAGCATGGCTTCATGACGTCGCTCAATGATGATGATGATGACGATGATGACGATGCAACGATCAACGTAGAGTATCTCCCCGCGTTACACCTACCTGTCGGGGAGGTATGCCGTCAACGTGTTTTACACAAGAATCTTGAGACTGTTCTTGCAGACAGCGACAACCCCCTAAACAAAAATTTGTGGAAAAATGTCCGTGGGGAAATAGGGCTGACAAGTGCGCCAAGTGTGGATTATTTCAACGAACAGATACTGGGGATAGTGCAATGAGTGAGTACCGGTGGATGGTGCTTTATATGGGCGACGTGGGAGATATTGAACGGGTTACAGAAGACCAGTGCGAAAAGCGAATGAAACATGCGGCACAATTGGGTTTTTCGGCGGGAAATTATCCGGGCGAACCTTATGATTTAGTTATCATTTCCTCGGATGTGTTGACCGAGGAGGAGGCCGAGTACGTGTTTACCATGTTTGCGCTGCATCTGGACGCGGTGGAATGAAGGAAAGTGACGCGCTGGAACTGATCGGGAATCCGGTTTTGCTTGAGCAATTCTTGCTGATTCGGCTGGTACAGTTGGCCGACGAGGACAACAATGTAGCAATTCGAGCAATCGAGCTTTTGCGCGGGACTGAATTACCGAAAGACGATGTACTGTCCGGGCTGACGGTAGGTGAATTGCAGCAACTAGAGAATCGAGTTACAGAATGGTTGATAGATGAACACAACGGCACTGGCGAAAGTAGCCCAACGTAGATTGAGCGATGAAATGGCGCGGCGGCGCATGGAACGATTCGCTACCGGTATCAATCCAGAATTTCAGGTTGCACGTCACCATCAACGGTTATTCGAGGTGTGCGAAAAGATCGTTTATGAGGGCAATCAGTTTACCATTATTTCCCTTCCTCCCCGGCATTCCAAGTCAGAAGTATTTTCGGTGTTGCTGCCTGCGTGGTTTCTCGGTCATTTCCCGAATGAGCCAATCATTCATATCTCGCACACCTCCACACTATCCAATAAATTCGCCTTTCGCGTGCGCGAGATGCTCCTCAATGACCCGATGTACTGGCGGCTGTTTCCGGGTACGATGCTGCATCCAGATCGGCGACGACTGCACGACTGGCGCACGACTCGTGGCGGTGGCTTCCGCTCCCTGGGTGTGGGTGGTGGCGTAACTGGGGAGGGCGCAAAGTTAATTATCCTGGATGACGCAGTAAAAGAAGGTGACGAGCGCAGTCCGAAGGTGCTGGACGAAACTTTTGAGTGGTACGCCTCGGCGGTGCGGACGCGCTTGCTTCCAGGCGGTTCGATTGTTATCCCTATGACGCGCTGGCATCCACGCGACATAGCGGGACGGTTAGAGGAGGTGGTGAAGATAGATGACAGTGCAGACCCCTGGCAAACGATTAAATTTCCTGCCCTGGCGTTGGAGGGCATAGACGAATTGGGGCGAAAACCGGGTGAGGCTTTATGGCCTGAACGTTTCCCGGTGGAAGCATTGGAGCGTATGCGAGCGATGAGTGAGCGCTATTTTCTTTCGCTCTATCAGCAAGACCCGACCGGAGCGGTAAAACCGGAATTTCATCGGGAGGACATTCGCTTGATTAAACATGCGCGCGGTGTGGTGAAGGACTGGTTTTGGGCGTTCGACTTGGCTTCAACCGAGAAAGAACGAAGTGATTTTACAGTCTGGCTGCGCGGTGGACGCATGAATGATCGCTTATATATCGAGCGGTGCGGACGCATGAAAGCAAATTGGCCGCAGGTAAAAAAGCAGCTGGAAAAAATCATGAAGCAATTCCCGGATGATACGTATTTATTCGAGAAGCGATTTCTTGAATTACTCGCTGTGCAAGACGTAGAATCGAGCGGTGCAACAATCCAAGAGGTGCATATACCGGGGGACAAAGAAGAGCGCTCTTTGATCGCCCAGGATGTGGTGAGCGATGGGCTAATGAGCGTGGCCGAATGTGAGGTTGATGGTATTGACCAGCGCGAGTTATTCATTGGTGAACTAACTTCCTTCCCACATGGCGAACACGATGACTTTGTAGACGCTCTATCAGTCCTAACGCATGTGCTAGGCTTTACCCGGACTGTCGATTGCCTCTTGGTGGGCGGGAGTGAAGACGTAAGGCAAGAACGCAAGCGAGATCGGGTAAGGAAGCTATTGGACAGGGTGGGCTATGAATCTACTTAAAAAATGGCTACAGGATTACCTGGAAGTCGGCGGCCATAAACCTTTGCAGCAGTCGGCGGTTGAGATGGTACGCGCGCGACCGGGACAAGACAAGGAAATATCGCGCTATGTGGGCAGTCAGCCAGACGTGGCGGGATATTTGCGGCATTATGCGTTATCGCCCTGGGTGTATACAGGCGTTGCCCGGTTGGCCGAGGTGGCAGCAGTCGCGCGGTTGCGAGTGGTGGAACAGAGCGATTTATCTCAGATGAACGACAAGCACGAGATTCTCCGCCTGTTGGGTGTCTACGGGATACCCAACGATCAGCAAGATAACTTGGAGTTTTGGGAGGAGCACCTAACCTTCTTTGATCTGAGCGGCAATTCATTTTGGTACTGGGTTGCGTCGTATGGGGGCGCACCAGAGCAAGTATTTAATCTGAATCCGTCGCGGGTGCGCGTTATCCCTGGACGGTCGCGGACGGTGGAAGGATACGAGTATCGGGTAAACGGCGGCGTGTTTCCGATGTCAGTAGAAGAAGTCACGCATTTTAAGCGCCCGAATCCCTTTAATACCTATTACGGAATGCCAGCAATTGAGGCGGTACTACTGGATTCAGAGGGCGATCGGCTGATGGCCGAATGGAATGTACAATTGTTTGATGACGGCGTAAGTATTCCCGCAGGCATGTTTATTATTGACCCAAACGTAGATGATAAACAGCGTGATCGCCTGGAACGTGAATTAAATGCGCGTTACGGTGAAAAGCGGCGTACCGCAGTGATTCGAGCCGAATCGGGTAAAACGGCCTGGTACGGGGATAGTCTGGCACATAGAGAGATGGATTTTCGGCAGGGTAGATTGTTGGCGCGGCAAAGTATCATGGATGCGTTGGACTTGCCTTTAGGTTATTTGAGCGATGCGTCAACCGAGGCACATGCGCGAGTTGCCGAACGGCGCTATTATGCCAGTGCGCAACGGCGGTTAATTCGCACCGAGCGCAAGCTCAACGCAATGGCGATGCAATTTTGGGCGGGTTGGGATACCCAGGCAGTGCAGTTTGATGACCTGCGCCGTGAACATGCGGACTGGGAACAAGAGGAGCGCAAGATCACCAGCCTGTTGAAGATTTTCACGGTGGATGAAGTTCGCAGTATGGAATTTAACGCAGGAGCATACCCGGAGGAAAAGAAAAATGAGGAATTACCACTTGCGGACGATCAACGAGAGGCGGCGCTTGATCGGCGGGATACTGATACCGTTTCGGACGATTGACGCATATGGGACGTGGTGGGACGAGAGCAGCGATTTAATGCTGGATATGTTTCGCCGTAAGGAATTATTTGTGGTGCATAATCTCGACGCAAACCGCGTCGGGAGTGCGGGGCATTTACGCAACGATTCGTTTGAGAGTCGAGAGGAGGGTTTATACGCGGTAGCAGAATGTGACGAATCCGAATTGGGTGACTTTGCGTTAGCATTAGCTGGCTCAGGTCGTGCGGCTTGGTCTTCAGGGGCATGGCCTGGGCAAAATACCGTGCAGGTACGAGCAGATGGTTATGTGGAGCGGTGGGCACTAGTTGAAGGCTCAGTGTGCCACGAGACAATAGTGGCCTCACCCAGAGGGACAACGGCCATAGAAATACGGTCAATCAACGGTAAACAAGAAGAAGTGAGTAGAGGACGGTGGATAATGCCGACTGAGATTGAGAACGAAATAAACGAAGACGAGTTAACGGTAATAGATGACCCGGTGCGCGAGCCGTTGACGGAACTGCAACAGGCGGACGTGATACGAATTGCGGACGAGATACAGACACGTTTG